AGTTGATAATGCAGTGCAACATCTTCTCCACCGAATAACCCATTCAAGAACATCTCCTGATGGAATTTGGTTGCGAAATAGTTGTGATCACATGCCCAAAAGTATCCACGTTCAATATTCCTAGTCCAACTCTTGTTCTTGATAAGTCTGCCCAAGAAGTCTGCGGGATCATATGAGCCGGCGTGCCATAGTCCATGTATGGTTATGTGTTTGCCGAGCAAGTCTGCCATGTACTTCAATTGCACGATTGTAGAGTTCCATGCATCAGTGAATATGAAATGATCTCCATCCTTTACTTCGTCTGCCGCAAACATCTCTGCTATTTTTATTGCCTGTGTGGACTTATAAACATTGGTACCAGCAAAATTTAGAAACGCACCTGGAGTTGTCATTTGTGGCGTATCACCTCCTGAAACCGTGATGACTTCTTGTTTACACTTTGCCGTCAGTTGTTTGGGCAAGTGTTCTTTCCACTGTGCTGTGTATCTGCTTTCTACTGGTTCAATGTCTACGATGTAAATGGTCATTGTTCTTTTCTACTCCATAGTGTCAAATCAAGTGTGCCTGTCTTCTTAAATGAATAAAATATCTTCCATGGTGTATAACTTTTATACAGATGATGTTCTCTGAATGGAAGTTTGTGTTCTCTACAAAACTTCTTGTACTCGTCTATGTCACTCAAGATATCCATTGCGTTGTCTGGAAAGTCATTTATATTTTTTAATACAGCCATTTTCTCCGTCCTCTGATACTTCGATCCAAATCTTTCTACCTGGATGTTTGTTTGCTATTTGTGTGTGCAGATCATCTGCAATCATTTCACATGACTTGTAATCAAGTTCTAGTGTGCCTTTGTATAGGTTCTCCAACCAACGTTTGAATTGTATGAATTCAATATCTCTGTCGTTGTGTTTTACTTCTATCCATACACGGAAATGAAATATGTGTCTGTGCGGGTATCCTAAGAAGGAAACATCATATTCATCTCCTGTCGCTAGTTTAGGATCGTCTAGTGCCGCTGGGTACTTGTGAATACCTTCACGTTTGAATGTGACCCATATCATGCTGTCCTCAACTATTATTGAAGGTGCATGATGTGATTCTACATCACTTGGATAATCAGCCATTGTTTTCCTCATCTATTATGTGATCCTGTCCATATTCATTCCAACCAGTGAAATGATCTGAATGCATAAGATCGTTTAGTCTATAACACCACACACCTGGATTTGTTGCATTGTAGTCAACATCACCTAGTTTGATTGTGGTGTTATAATTCATTTGTGTTATGTGCGGAAGGTCGATCCTTATGTTTGGAATAAACATGTTGTTGTCACTCCAGTGTTTCAACCAATCTGCACTTTGCAAATATACCTCATGTGTCATTTCTAATGTACACCATATTGTCTCTTTAAAGATTGCTGTGATCATTCTTGCATATAAATTTTTGTTGTCGCCATCGAAACTGTGATTGGCACCAAGATAGATATGATTGCAATCATGTTCTTTGGCATGTGCCAACAGTTTGTTTGCATCTTGCACACCAACCACGAACAATGTGTTTGTTCCGTACGCCGGCGTGTGTTCTACTTCCTTGCCAACAAACAGTGTTGGTGTGGATTTTTTGCCTGTGCTATAATCTCTTTTCATCTGCTTTTTGCTTTAGTGTTGCTTGGGCGAAACTGAATGGATTGTAGTCCGCACCAAATAATACTTTCATATGATCTGTTTGTTTTTTCTTTTTACGCATCAGATGTCTGTGTGTTCTTTTGCGTGTCAATATCTTTGCTCTCTTCTTTCTTGCTTCAGTATTTCGGTTCATCTTCTATCCTCGCTATTTCATCTTTCAATTTAAGTTTCTCTTTTTTCAATTCGACCAACTGTGCCTTAGTTTCTGCTGTCCTATCAACTTCTCTGATTGCTTCAAGTTCTGCTACCTCTTTGTGTAGATGTTCGTGTTTCCTTTTGAGTCTTTCCATGTTCATAACTTAATCTCCTATGCATATGGCACTGTTCGCACCATGCTCAAATACTTCAACTGAAACCAATCTTACTCTTTGTTCGGATTCACTTAACACTTTTGGTGCCACGTGACTGTAAACATGTTCTGCGAACTTCTCACAACCTACACCATCCATTGTTACAATCTTTGCAATACCAACTGTTTCAAGTTGTTTGAAATCATCTAGTTTTGGATCTTTGGTGTCCACTGCAATAGTGTGATCAAAGTTTTCTTCTAAAAATGCTTTGATCCATTTTGTGTTACCAAAGTCATACACCCAGTTTTTGTCATCGAGTGTGTCTGCTCCAAACACAAATCTAAATCCTAAACTGTATCCATGTATTAAAGAACAATGACTGTGTGTTGCATTTGGTTGACGGAAGGCACAACTAAGTCCTCTGTCATTGCCAAATGTTTTTGTCGATTGATATTTCATTTGATCTCCTCTATGTATTTTTTTAGTTCTTTGTCCGTGACATCATCGGGTATGGTGTTCTGGAAAAATATTTTGTAACTGTCACTGCCATACTTGCCAATGCCGTGCAAGTCTGCCGCATCTTTGCCGTTCCATGTTAGGTATTGTTCTGTCATCTTCCTTATTCTGTTCGATCTCACTCTCCACATGCCCAATGGTTCAAGTATCTTTTGTTGCTTAGATAGTCTACCACTCAAATATTTTTGTGGCGTTGGATATCTATCCCACAGTTCTGGCAATACTCTCTTCACCTGTTTGCGATATGTTTGATTAAGACACATCACAGCAATCATGTGTTTCCATTTTCTGTGTGGATGTTTCAGTTGCTGTTGTACCATTAGATCATCTCTCAGGTTCATACTTCTTCGAACAAGTTTGCAAATTGTGTTGATGCGTTCATGGTCTTCTTGCCAACTGCACCTCTGGTGCCTATGATCGACATCCAGTATCTTGAGTATTCTTCTATTATCATTTCTGCTTCGTCTCTCTTGTCTGTGGCAAATATTGCCTCAACTACATCTCTAAACATAACACGATCTAAGGAATCGTCAATTAGCATGGCTGGTATTTTACCAGCATCGTATTGCCTGTTTGCTTCTTGCACTGCGTTGATGTGTGTCCACACATTGTGACCCATTTGTATTGCATATGAAAAAGAATCCCATGATGTCTTGCCTTCTTTGCCCACTTTATTTAGGTCGCCTGGTGCATAAATGCACACATCTTTCATTGTCAGTCCGTCTGTGATAGGCGAGTCTTCGAACTTTGGAAATATACCATCTGCCAACACACCATCACGCCATGGTCTTGTGTCTGTGGAATACTTCTTGTCATCTGCTGATGCAATCATTCTGTAGACCCATTTCTTCCTATCCTCAGTTTCGACTGATGTGTACACTTGTCCGTTTGCTGTTGCAAGGAACGGAGAAGCACAATCAAATGTTGCTGTGAAGTTTTCGTTGTGATATTTCCTCACTGCTCGTTGTACATCAGTGAGCAGTGTTGCCCATTCAAGTTTTGATGTGCCTAAGAAGTGCATCACATCATGTTTGCCTTTTTCCAATAACCCATCATATCTGAGTGCAATCAATCTTTTCAAAACCAGATGCACATCACACATGTTCTGTCCACCCATTGCCCAACCTTTGAAATGTGTTTCCGGAAACTTCTTTGGATCGCTGTAGTGTTTCATGTGTGCGTACCAGTTGTCTGCGTCTGTGTGATTTTCACCTTGCAACACATTAAGGAAGTTACAAGCACCTGTGGTGTTCTTCATAAAGTATTCGTTGTTGATGTCTGTGGCCGCAAGTGCGTCTTTGTATTCACGTATGCCTGTTGCTTTCTGTCCTGCTTCAGACCTTGACACCCATGCTGGAATATCTAAGATCATTCCATAGTCCATCAGTGCGTCCATCCATTTCAGCACCAACTCTCTTTTCTTTGATGCTTTCGGACAGTTAGGATCTTTCCAATCACCTTCCCAAACACCCTTACCTATTTGGAATCCACCTGAGTCACCGAGTGCCCATGAGTTTGATCTGTCTCTGTTGCGAAACATATCTTCACCTGGAGCATCTTTGTTAAGATCAAGTGTGGCATGTCCTGCCGAATACAGGCACCATTTGTAAGTGAACTGTGCTGTTGGATCTAGGAAGTTAAGACTTTCAACACCATTTACAAAGTTCTTTGGTACTCGATTGTAGTCAACATATTCCTCAAATCTTTGTTTGCCGATGAACGTGGCATAGAATCCACTCACCGCCGGCAAGAAACGGGCATAGTCTAATTGATTTTCGGTTAAGTTGCGATTCACTACTTGCTTTGGGCAGGGAGTATGAACTGATATTCACCAATACCAGAATCAACGGTTAACTGTAATGCACCTTCATTTGATAAATGCATCTTCACTGTGCTGGAGTCTGCAAGTTTCAGTATCTGTAATACTTGCGCCACAGGCCATGCCCAGTTCTTATCAAGTGTGCCAGTCACGCCAGGTTGGAAAATAAATTCACCTGCGTGTGTCGAATGGTCGCCGAATGTAAATTTAAGATCACCGTTGTCAGTCTTTGCAACAAATGATGTCTCTTCACTGTTTGCTTGTACCTGATAACTTAATCTTGTCACAGCCGCCATGCCTGGTTCAAATTCAATGTCCCAGTTGACGCCTCTGAACTTTACAGTCTTCAGTTTCTCTTCGATTATCTCTGCGTTCATGAAACGATAGTCGTTTTTGAAGTCACCGTTCGCATTTTCGAAATGCAATCCAGTTGGATAATCAACACCTTCTTTGTTCCTTGTGCTGACTGTGATCTTTGCACTGTCTTTGTATTCTGGAACTTTCAGTAGTATGTCTAGTTTGTTAAGTTGTGGCATTCCAAATGTACCATCTATTCCGATTGGTTTGTGGAACTTGCCCTTCATGATAACAGATCTATCATCTGCCATGGATTCGATTGTTGTTTCTTTAGTATCTGATACAATCTTCACCAGATTTAAAAAGCCTAATGCGTGTGTGTGCTTTACTATATCGAGTAATGTGTCTTTCATATGCCTATTCCTTATAAGGTTGTTTAATTTATTGTAACATTATTTAGATCTGTAGTCAACAGGTTTAATCTTTTGGTTTGTCAATCTTAACTTCTGGATCTCGTTTGGTTAGCAAATTATATCTCCACCATTCCTGCTTCTTCCAATCAATCTCACCTGGTTTTCTAAATTTAAGATAAGAACAGCAATCAGTATCGGTGTGTACTTGCTCTATGTCAAAGTTGGTGCAATCAAATATTATCTGTGTGATTGTTTTCTGATCACAGTAGTTGTAGTATCCTTGCTTGATTAAGTCAAGGTCTCCTTGGTTATCTGCGTTCGCAAAATGGAATAACCCTTTGGCACCTTTGATCATTTTATCGTTGATCTGTGTGAATAGTTTTTCAATCTGTGGTACAGTAAAGTATGGAAGGAAATCCCAACTGAACATGTAACCCATTTCGTCATTTGGCACCATATCCAAATTTGTGTATTCAAAGTTAGGATCCAACATGGTATGCACTATGTGATTTAAAAATTTTGGTTGCCACTGCTCTTCTAATTCTTTTGGTAAATGTGGATAAAAATCTACTGTACGGAATTCTTCGAAAGCAGATGTGTGCTGTATCCAGTAGCCATTGTGTAACCCAAGCATCAAACAAGAAAGCATGTTTGTCTTTTCATTTGTGCAGATTGATTGCAATTCTTCTAATAATTCTTTTGGCACTATCGGTTGTGGCTTGTTTTTCCTATCCATTTCAAACCATTCTGCCGACCTAATGTTTGATCTCATGTGTCCAGCAACCAATTGGTTTGGACTGACTTGCCTTACGATGTCTATTGCTTCTTTTGTTTTTGAAAGCATTTGTTCAAGTGTCTGCTGGTGTGCTTTCAACTGTGACAGGTCAACATCGTTCAGTTCTTGTATCATTTCGTTAAATTTGTTTCTAAGTTCTCTTTTCATTAAAATTCAAACAGAGTGGAGAATGTGTTGTTCTGCTCTGATGCTCCTATGTCGAAGTCTAGCACACCAATCAAGTTGTCTAGTTTTTTGTTAATTATGGCCTGTTCCATTGCTTCATCATCAAATGACAAATCCTTAAACCATTGTGGAATCCTAAGTTCGTCAACTGGATAAGCAATCGATGTGTAACCCAGTGGATTGTTTTTAAGTTTGCACACAATGACCTTTGCACCATCCATGATGTCCATGGAGTGCTGATCTTTGTACATCTTCTTAACGTTGTTCCAATTCATTGCGGCCCTTACATGTCCTGGCATGTTTGCTTTGCCCATGCGTTGTTCTTTACGCACATATTCAGTCAAGTTGTTCACTCGCTTTGGAGTACCTTTCTCCCAACCTGGGCGTTCCCTGAACTTCAATCTAAAGTCTTGTATGAACTTTATTATCTCAGGTTCTTGCTTGTCTGTCAATACCATCAGCAACACATCGCTCAAAAAGTCTTGCACATATGCAGGTGTGTCCGATCTCTTAAGATCCAACCCCATTGCTTTTACTTTGCCCGGTTTGCCATCGATGTCATGCCTCACTCCTTCTAAGTCGTATATCAGTGCGGCATATCTTTTCTTTGTGATGTACAGACCTTTAGACGCCACGATCTCTCTACCGCCCTTGATTATTTTGCCTTTGTTGTCTGGTGCGTGGAATGCCTCATACATGAATCTTGGAAAAGACTTGTTAACTTCATCAGCGATCTTGTCATACAGTTCTATACAAGACTCTTTGGTCCATGTCATCTTGCCTTCTTCCACTTCTTTTTGTACCAATGGGTATGCTGTGAAGTAAACTGAATCTGTGTCACCATACACAATGCCTGTGCCTTTGTGATCATACTCGCCTGCGATGATCTCATTTGTCTTCGCCGCCATGTGTTTTGTGATGGATCTACCAGTGAGTGTGATAGACTGTCCTATACGCATGTCAAAGAATCTACATCCTGGATTGAGTAATGCACCATACAAACTGTTGAGGTTAATTTTCTTAACAAGTTGCCTCTTGGCCCAAAATGCTTCTTCTGTTTTGTTTTTGGCATCTATTGCCTGACGCATCTTGACTTGCATTTCCTTACGTTCAGCAAACCATTTTTCGAGTAGTCCTGGAATAATTGCTTCAAACTCAAATGTAAATATTGTGCCATTTGCACTAAGTCCCCAATTGGATCCGTTTTCAAATATCATTCCATACAGTTCTGCCGCTGAGTGTGTAGTCTCTGTGCCGTTGGTCCATTCAACTGTGCAATTAAATGCTCTGTTCTTACGCATGACTTCTGTGTATTCGACTGTGCTGAACTGTCCTTCCCATGCGCCTGCTGGTGATTTCTTTTCAAAGTTGATGCGTTCATCTATCAATTTTGTTGTTGCGTCTTGTTTGATCTGTCCCACGATAGTTTCTGGACCCATGTTCATTGCTCTGATGATGGATGGGTACAGTGAGTTGATGTCTATTGCACCTATGTAATCATGCAATCCTTTCTTTGGCGTTGCCACATAAGCACCAACTGCCGCTCCTGTTGAGTGTGGTTCACGATATGGTCTGTTTGGAACCACCATGCCACGTTTGTGTGTCTCATTGATGATTGCTTGTTCTGTAACTGCCACAGCACCCATTGTGGTCTGCAATAAAACTGTGTTGGAGTGTGCCAACACATTGGCCAAGTCTAAGAATTTTAGTTTATCATCTAGTCTCGCAATCAGCATAACGTCTTGTCTGTTGTATTCTATGAATGTCTTGAAATCTGTGTTGTACAGTGCATCAAGTGTACCTTCGTATGGTGTTTTCATTTCACCAAGTTCCATGTTTGAAATCGCATCCAATGAATATGAATGTCTTTCTTCGTATGTGTACTTTCTATAGAGTTGCATGTAATCTAGATGCACACGACCAATCAAATCATATGTGACTTCTTCGTTGCCGAAACGTTCAAACTTTCTTTTGCGTGGAGGCAAGTTCCATAAACACAGTTGACGTGCATCATCTTTTGATAAGACTTTCAAGATCCTACCAACGGTGTATGGTATATCATACCCTTCACTGTTCCAACCACTCAATACGTCAGCATCTTCTATCACTCCCATGAACGTTTGTAGCAGTTGTGCTTCATTTTCTACGATGTATGTGTTGTCAAACTCTTTGACAGCATCAACTGCCTCTTCCATGGTTAACGTCTTTGGTGGCACAGCGATTGTGATCAGTTGTTCCGACCATTGAAGATATACTGTTATGCTTGTAATTGGCATAAACGGATCACTTGGTTTCGAAAATCCTCTCGCAGGATCAAAGTCTACTTCTATGTCGAAGAATGCTGTGTGCATTGTTGGTGCTTCTCTGTCCAGATAGTTCTCTTCCAAGCATCTGAATATTGGGTTTATGTCCGCTTCGTATATTGGTTTGCCCTTGTGCATGGACAATTCCTTTTGGAAGTCCTTGTGTAGTTTTGTGCTGACACGACTGACTGTGGTGTCATATATCGATCTGTGTTTGCCTTTGGGATCGTCATAGTAGAACACATACCTAGCCGGATAGTCTGTGTACTGGCGTTTGCCATTCACACGTTCGACCACCCAGATCTGATCACGTTCACGATCAAAGTATGCGTCTACGTAACTCACTACTGTGTTTTGCCAACTGTTGCTAAGATGGTTTCTAGTTCTTCAAGTTTTGCTTGTTCTTCGTGCAATCCTGCCTTGAATGCCACACCAATCGCTTTGTTCAACATGGCTGGTTTGATGTCCAACTCTTCTGACAATGCTTTCACTGTGTCCTTGAGTCCTGCATTTAGATCTGTGATCTCTTGCTTGACTTGAATTCCTTCGTCTATAAGTTTGGTTAGTTTTACTTTTTCTTCTTGATTGAATACTCTTGATGACATGTCTTCTCCTTGTGTTAACAATTACAAGTATACAGTCGAAACTATTTCTTGTCTACTTCGTTTTTTGTGATTGGA